ACATGCTAGAGGGGTTATCTAATCTAATTTGGGCTTATCCAAGATCAAAACATAAAAACCGTGCATTAAACCTTGCAATTAATAAAATGTTACTTAGTTAACATTTTAATATAACCGAGTAGTTGTATACTATATATAGGAGATGATTGCAATAAAAAAGTTAACCTATTTATTGATATTTATTCTCGGTCTAACAATGGCGCTGACCGGAAGTTTGCAGGCTCAAAATCAAGATAAAATTGAATTACTCGCCGATAATATAGTAGCTGGTGGTCCTGCTCCTGATGGTATCCCACCTCTAGAAGAACCCCAATATATTTCTCTGGAAGAAGCGGATTCTTATATGGAACCTGAAGATGCAGTTTTTGTTCTGGAAGTTGATGGCAAAGTTTTTGTCTATCCGCAAAAAATTATGGTCTGGCATGAGATAGTTAACGAGGAAATAGCTGGAGAGAAGATGACTATAACTTATTGTCCATTAACTGGTTCAGCTATTGGTTATTATGGAAATATTAGCAGTGGAGAGACAACCTTTGGTACTTCCGGTAAGTTGGTGAATAGTAATTTGATAATGTATGATAGAGCTACTGAGAGTTATTGGCCTCAAATCTTTGGTACTGCTATTACTGAATCAGCTAAAGGTGAAAGTTTAAAACGCTTTCCTGTAATTTGGAGTAAGTGGAAGTTAGTTCAAGCTAAATATGATCAGGCACAGGTTTTATCTATCGATACAGGTTACAGTAGAAATTATAATCAGGACCCTTATGGTTCCTACAGTAAAAACAGCGAAGATTCTGGAAATTATTACACTAACTCTAAGCTGGTTTTTTCTGTATTAGCCGAGAATGATACATTAACCAGAAAAAAAGTGGTTATAGCGGGAGAATACAAAAATATTAACTTTGCTATTTTAAAAGACCTAGCTCGTATAGAAGAGGAACTTAAGTTCGAAGTAGAAGGCAAAAAGTTTACAGCACGTTATGACAGCAGTTTGGATACAGTTAAAGTCTTTGCTGAAGATGAGGATGTGCTGAAAGAAGTTGTTGTTTATGATGTTATGTGGTTTGCTTGGCATGCATATTTCCCTGAAGCAATCAATAATCTTGTTTATTGATTTAAGGGGTATTAAAAGAAGTATTAATAAATAGTAATAAAAGTGAGCTTTTTATAAATCTATTTGTATTATTTTGTCACTTTATTTTTGGTTAGTTTAAATTTTAATTATTAACTTGATAGAAGTTAATACCAAAGCATACTAACTTTTATATATTTTCATGAATAACTGTTGATGTAAAACGATGATATTTATTTTTAGTAAAATAACTTTTGGGGAATAATGGTAAAAATTAGAAAGAAGACTCCCTTTTTGATAAAATGTTTTAATGACAAAAAGAGAAAGGGGAGTCTTCTTATGGACACTATCATCCAAAGTTTTCATGAAAAAATACATCTGAATTAGAAAAGTTTGACATATACCAAAATGGCTTTATTACTTGACAAGACACCATATTCATAGTAAAATTTTATTTGTACTAGCAAAAATCTCTTGTTATTTTATACCTTATATGTTATCATAATTTTTGGATTGAAAAAATATGTGCCCGTAGCTCAATTGGATAGAGCGACTGACTACGGATCAGTAGGCTAGGGGTTCAAGTCCTCTCGGGCACGCCATTATATTCATTGATATAACAGGGATGATAGAGATAACCCAGCGATTAGATCGCCGGGCTTTTTTTATTTTGTAGCCATTTTGTAGCCATGACTTTAAATTTTATGATTTTTTAGTTTTTTAACAGCAGATTTCTGCATTGAAGGAACCACATGGGAATAGATCTTTAATGTAATAGTTACATCGTGGTGGCCAAGCCTTTCCTGGACTACTTTAGGATTTTCTCCTAATTTAAGTAACCAGGTTGCGTGGGTATGTCTGAGATCATGGAACCTTGTTTTGGGTTTTCCCATTTCTCTTATTTTTCTTTTGAATTTTTTAGTTAATAGATCCGGCCTGATTTTTCTGCCGTCTTCATGTAAAAAAACTATTTCTTCTTTATTATAATATCTAAACTGCTTTTTTAAGTACCTTTTTAATAATGCAGTTACATCTTCATCAAAATCTACGGTTCTTTTACTATCTTCAGTTTTTGGGTCTTTATAGATTAACCCTTCTCCTCTAATTTCGTTGACTGATCTCCTGATAAATAATCTATTATTGTCCAAGTCAAGATCTTTCCATCTTAAAGCTAATAATTCCCCACGCCTGAGACCAGTATATAAAGCGACATATATAATAGTATAAAAAGAAAATTCATTTTCAAATTTATCAAGTAACTGATTTGCTTCTTGTTGTGAAAGGGGATGTATCTCTGGTTGTTTGGGGTAAGGAGCTTTTACTCCTCTGCATGGGTTCTTTTGTATAAATTTATATGGAGATACAGCATGCTTTAAAGCTTGGGATAGAACTCTATGGTGGTATTGAACGCTCCTTTTGGATAAACCACCTTTACCATCTAAACGTCCATTTTCAAGTTTATCATTTTGGTATTTAATAATATGCCTTTCTTCAAGTCTTTTTAATTTTAAATTGCCAAGGTATGGAATTAGGTGATTACTAATAATAGTTTTATAATCTATAAAAGTTCTTTTAGATACATCATTTTTCTTATATTCATAAAGCCATTTTTTAAGATATTCTTTTACAGTAATATTTTCCGCTTCACTAAAATTACCTTGTTCATATTTTTTTATCATTTCTAACATTACTTTTTGTGCTTTTTTCTTTGTTCCTTTAACTGTTTTATATTTTCTTTTTCTACGGCCAGTTTTAGGATTTCTACCTAATTCAACAGTTATCCTCCATTTTTTTGAGTCAATATGTTCTAAATGTGCCAATTTAGTACCTCCTTATACCATAAAATTGCAAAATGTTCTTCAAATGTTACAAAAGACTAAATAAGTGATAAAATATAGTACATATGTTCGGTTTGTGGTAAAAAAATAATACTTAACCCAATAAGTATTAAAATATACTTTAATATTAATCTTGCTATATAAAAGAAGCATTTTTGAAATTATCTTCCTTTAAGATAATTATACGATTATCAATAAAGGTTTCATTAGAATTGATAATCTTTAATGCTTCTTTATATACCCTCCTTATGTTTTTACCTTTGAGTTCTTCATTAAAAACTAATAGATAATCTGAATTACTGCATTGATAGATAAAGCCCCAAATATTCTTTTCTAACTCCCCTAATTGCAAATAAAGGTTTAAATCAAGGAGTTTTATACAGCTGTATCTTTCAGAAACTTGGAGCAGAACTGATTCATCTTCTGGCATCAATTGATTCACTCCTTATTTTGATTAATGTCTCTAAGGTCTAATTAGATTCTTCAAATGTTTTAATTATTTCAATGATCTGTTTGATGCTTTTTGATGAAAGACCTTTTGTATGCTTAAATAATCTTTTTGATTCATCATTATTATTTATGGTATTAAAAAAATCTAAAAGGTCAGGATCGTCAGCTATCATTGCTGCTATGTTATCCTCAGATAATTTATTATCTGTTTCACCTAGGAGGTAGTCTATTGAGACTTCATAAAATTTAGATAATTTAATTAGTGTTTCTTTATCTGGAAATCTAGTACCTTGTTCATAATTAGAATATGTGCTTGTTGCAATTTCTAATTTTTTAGCTACTTCAGATTGGGTTAATTTTTTATTTTTTCTTGATTCTTTTAATCTCTGGGTAAAGTCAGACAAAATAATACCTCCTCTCTAATTAGTATTATAACACATTATGAGTAATAAATAAATTAATTACACAAATTGATCAAAAAAGGCCTAAAAAACCTTGACATCACCCGTAATGTGTTATATAATAAAGATAGTGAAACACAAAACGGGCAATAAGGAGGATGAAAATGATTAGAAGCCGTAATAAATTAAAACAACTTCGTATTAGTAATAATTTATTCCAAAAAGACATAGCTAATTTACTAGATATTTCTACTTCTTATTATTCCTCAATTGAAAGAGGCAAACGTAACCCAACATTAAATTTAGCTAAAAAGACTGCAGATTTATTTGGTGAATCAATTGAAAACATATTTTATCATAATACTAATCTGGGGGAATAGAAATGACAGTATTAGAAAAAATACTAATAGAACTTAAGGATCTAAATAGTAAGATAGAGTATCTTGAATCATTAAATAATAATAAAACTCCTAAAATGTTAGATGGAAAAATAAATTTAAGTACTACTGAGGCAACTGATATACTTGGAATCGGTCGCAATAAACTTTTAGAACTAGTTCATTCTAAATCAATACCTCATATAAAGAATGGTTCAAAATACTTATTTCCAGTTGATCAACTGTTTGATTGGATTAATAATAAAGCAACTAAAAACTATATTGCAGAAGATGAATCTGGTGAAGTAGAAAAGATGTTTAGAACTATATCTTAATTAAAGGATATCATATATTTTTTATCCTTATAACCAAAAAATGTAACTAAAGGAAAACAAAGGAGGTGATTTAGTGAAAAATATTGGTTTTCTATTAAAAAAAGAAAGAAAAAGGAGAGGAATGACACAGCAGCAGCTAGCAGATTTAATACCTGGCTTAACGAGATCTTCAATATCTAAATATGAATCTGGAGCAAATGTTCCTAAGCATAATATGGAAAAAATAATTGATGTTTTAAAAAGTCCCAGGTTGAAACTAGCTGTTAAAGGGACCGTTGTAAATAATCTACTGTTAGATAAAGTTGATCTGAGTCCACTTGCTACTCAACAAAAGATGTTAGAGGAGTTAAAAGAAACTCTGGACTCTTTAAAAAGGTTAAATCTGATAAACAAGTTAAATTCCAGGGATCTTGATGAGAAGGAAAGAGAACTATTATTTAAAGATGTATTAGTTCAAATTTGTGATCTTGATATTTGCAGTAACTTGTTTATGACATCAATGGCAGAAAACTTTGATATTGATATCAATGAATTAGAAAAACATGAAATTAATAAAATGAAGAGAAAAGGATATATTTCAAGGGGGTTATACTAATCAGTTACGATGTGAAGAAAAAGACATTTTGTCATGACTGTGAGATAGAAATTAAAGATTGTAGAAAGAATCCGATAGAATGCATGAGAAAAAGAGATGCAGATTTATATTTTGAAATGTATGACAAAGGACTAGGGTGGGTTAAATAATGATATATATGAATATTGCAGCATGGATGACCATTTGTTTAGGATATATATTTATAGGATATGTTGTATGGAAAGAAACAAAAGATAAAATTGCTGAGATTTATAAAGACATAATAAAAAGAAAAAACTCAGCTGATGAGACAGCTGAGTAGTTAAATAAAATTCAACCATTTAAAATTATAACATCTGGAGGTACTAAAATGCAAGCCAAAAAATTACTTAATACTAAAAATCTTACAATTAAACAGTGGCTAGAAAAAAGAAATGATTTAGGTATAGGTGGAAGTGATGTATCTGCAATAGTAGGAATAAACCCTTTTAAATCTGCTGTTGAAGTCTGGTTAGATAAAACTGGAGACGAAATTGATAAAGAAGACAATAGAGCAATGTATTGGGGTAGAGAACTAGAAGATAAAGTTGCACAAGAATTTGCTAAAAGAAGAAGTGAAGAACTTGATAAAAAGGTCAAGGTCTGGCATGAAAACCACATACTTCAGCATCCAGAATATGAATTCATGATTGCAGATATAGATAGAAGGATTGTAGGAGAAGATGCTTTATTGGAATGTAAAACTACAGTGGATTTTAATAATTTATGGACTGATGATAGTTTTCCAGATATTTATATGCTTCAAGTACAGCATTATCTTGCAGTAACTGGATATAAGAAAGCTTATTTAGCGGTCCTTATCTTAAATAAAAGAAAGTTTAAATATTATACTATCAAAAGAGATGAAGAATTGATTGATCTCATTATAGAAAACGAAAAAGATTTTTGGTATAACAATGTAAAAGAAAATATACCTCCAGAAGTAGATGGTTCTAAGGCTTCTAGTAAATTATTAAAAAAGATGTATCCAGAAGCTGAAGATAATAAAAAGATCAACCTTAAAAAAGATGCTGTAAATTTAATCGACAAACGGAATGAATACTATGAAATAGAAAAGAAGTATAAAAAGAAACGTAAAGAATGTGAAAATAAATTAAAAAACAAACTACAGGATGCTGAATTAGGAGTCTATCAGGGAGAAGAGATAGTAAAATGGAAAAACATATCAAGTAAAAGAATGAAAACAAAGAAATTTAGAAAAGATCATCCAGAGCTATATGACAAGTATTCATACCAATCAAACTATAGGAGGTTATATGTATGATTCATTCTGAAGGATACTATGAAAAAGCAGATTATGATTATGACAATCATTTAGACAGAAAATGGGATGAGGCAGAAAATAACAAGGAGGAATCAACTGATGAGTAAAAATAAGCAAACAGATCTTAAAAATCATTTAAAAGAAAATACAAAAAAGGATAAAGAAGAGCCCGAACCTATTCAAAAGAAAGTATATAATTATCTAGAAAAGATGAAGCCGGAGATCGAAAGGGCATTACCTAAACACATAGGGGCAGAAAGAATGGCCCGAATTGCATATACAACTATAAGGACCACGCCCAAACTATTAAAATGTTCCATGGGGTCATTAATGGGGGCCGTCATGCAGGCGGCTGCCCTCGGGCTTGAACCGAACATGCTCGGTCAGTGCTATATAATACCATATGGAAATGAAGCTACTTTTATAATTGGATACAGGGGCATGATCAATTTGGCCAGAAGATCGGGAGAGATTAAGACTATATACGCCCATGTAGTAAAAGAGAATGATGAGTTCCTATATGAATACGGATTAGAGCCCAAATTAAAACACAAGCCAGCTTCATCTAACCGCGGGGAGATTATCAAAACATATATGGTAGCTAAATTTAATGACGGTGGTTATTATTTTGAAGTCATGGATATTGAAGATGTCATGAAAAGAAAAAATAAATCACAAGCTGCAAAATCAAAGTTCAGTCCCTGGAATGATGAGCTGGGATATGAAGAGATGGTCAAAAAGACAGTAATTAGACACGGGTTTAAATACTTACCTGTCAGTATTGAAATAATGAATACAGTTGAAACTCTAGATGAAAGCCATAAAGATATAGAAGAGATGGACGAGAATGAATTCATAGATATTGAAATTAAAAAACCGGCATAAATAGATTAAAGTGCAGGGTGGTTTCTAATAACGCCCTGTACTACTTAAAAATCTGGGAGGTGTAGTTAATGGGCAATGGAAGATATATTAAAGTTGTAACAAAAATATGGACAGATGAGAAAGTCAGAAAACTTAGTGATCAGGGGCAAAAACTATTTATATACATATTGACTTCACCTCACAGTAATATGGCCGGATACTATAGGCTGCCTAAACCCTATATTCACTATGATCTTAAATGGTCAGCAAAACAGTTAGATAAACCCTTTAATAAACTGTTAAATATATCATTAATTAAATACTGTGAAGAAAGTTCAGTAGTTTTAATACCTAATTTTTTAAAATATAATCCCATTCAAAATAAAAATCAAGCTAAAGGAGCTGCTAAAAAAACATCTGAATTACCTAAAAACTGTCTAGTTACCAGCTATAAGAGGATCTGCAAAACATTTTCTGAACGGTATTATGAACTGTTAACTAAAGGGTTACCAGAACCCTTACCCAATACAGAAACAGAAACAGTAACAGAAAAAGAAACAGAATATGATGATGTAGTGAAATTAAAAATTGATGATCCAAAACAAATCGGAAATAAGTTAACAGAGAGTTATAAAGAATATTTTCATCATCAAATTAAAAAAGATCATATAAAGATATTAAAGACTTATTTGAATAAAGGTATGAGCTTAAAAGTAATAATTGAAGCAATGAAAAGATCGGAAGGTAAAGATATACCTTTTGAATATTGTATGAAGATATTACACATCTGGGAGGGAGAAGAAGTTTATAACCTGGATGATGTAAAGGTACTTGATAGAGCATTTGAAACAAAGAAAAACATGGATTTAAAAACTAAAGTGATGAAAGAAGAATTAGAAAAACCGATGGATTACTATTACGAAAAAGGATATAGATAATAAATATAAAGGAGAATAAAAATGATTTCAAAACTAGTTGATATAAAAGATACTTTCAATTGTGATGATAAAACTGCAGAAGAGATCAGGGAATATGTAATAAAAATGTACGAAAAATACTATGGAAAAGAAGTTTAGAATTAGGGGAAGGTTTATCCCTTCCCTTAATCATCAAAAAATACTAGTTGTTGAGATTAATATAAATAAAAAAGTTACATAAACCAACCTCATAGGCGGTTTTTGCCGGAGAGGTTAATTAGCTATTTCTTAATTAATCTCGAGTTGGGACTAATCAGAGAAACAACACCTATCTTTGTTTTATAAAATATATTATCCCTCTTTAATTGGAATCTTTTAAATTCTAATTATAAGTGATTACTTAGTTTAAAAATATAGAACAATTCCACGCACAAAAACAATAGGAGCTGATTGGATGAGCATGAAAAAAGCCAAGATGATCTGTAAATTACAGGGAATAACCTTGAATATAGAAGTTACAGTATTATGTCCTTCCTGCAGTAACAAAATGATGAAGTTAGTGATTGGAAAGAATATAGCCCGCTGTGATTATTGTGAAAAAGAAATGACAGTTGATGATGTATTGGAAATAGCTGAATGTGACTGGAGAGAAAAGCATAAAAAGTACGAGAAATTAGTGAAATATAATAAAGGGGTGGGTTATTAGTGGGAGGAGTTTATTCAAAGGTAATCTATCTTTTAGTTAACTATAGGGAATTTAAGCAGAGATTGAAAATTATAGAGACCAAGTTAGATACATTAAGTGATAAGCCTTTAAGAAAAAATATAAATAATACAGCAGTTCAAACTTCAAATACAAAAGATTATACTTCCGAAATTGTAATAGACAGATTGGAAGGGAAATTAAAAAATGAATATGAAGAAAAGATTATGACTGTTAGGAGAGTAGAATTAGCTAGAGATGGTTTAGCTCCTATAGAGAAGTTTATAATCAATAAAAAGTATCTTTCTGGAATGATCTTACCAGATGTAGACATATATACACATCCGGGTTTTAAGTATGGCAAAACTAAATATTATGATTTTAAAAATAATGCCTTAACAAAAATGGGAAGAATTATGGGGTATAGTAACAAATAAGAACTAATTGTGAACAAGATATAAACGCAGAGTATTTATTCAAGTGTTATTATATTAATAGTGATAAAGATATTAAAATAATAAAAACTCCTACTGAGGGGAATTTAATGCAGTGCAAAGCAGAAAAAAATAACGGACAACAATGTAATAGAGAAGCAGAAAAAGGTCAGGAATACTGTTGGCAGCATAAAGTTCAAGCTGACCAAGGAGGAAGACCTAAAATATATACTTCAATAAAACAAATGCAGAAGGATATAGATAAATACTTTCAATCCTGTATAAAGAAAACAAAAGACCCAGAAACAGGAGAGATTACATATAAACAGATTAGACCTTTTACTATAACAGGACTTGCTTTATCATTAAATATGGACCGCAGGACCTTGCTTAACTACGAAAAGGACGATAAGTTTTTTCCCACTATAAAAAAAGCTAAATTAAAATGCGAGAATTATGCAGAAGAACAATTATTCTCTAATGGCACCGTTTCCGGTGTCATTTTTAATTTGAAAAACAATTATGGGTGGAGAGACAAACAGGAAATAGACCACAAAGGAGACTTAGAAATAGATGTAACTCTAGAGGATGAATAGTATTGCCCAGGATAAAATTGAACATATCCAAAAAAGTATTCAATGAAATATATATCCCGTACCTAAACGACAATACACCAACCCAGATCTTCTTTGGTGGTTCCAGCTCAGGTAAATCTGTATTTTTAGCCCAGAGAGCTGTCTACGACCTTGCAAAAGGAGGTAGGAACTATCTGATCCTCCGTAAGGTCCAGAGGGACTGCCGTAAATCAGTCTGGAATGAAGTTATCAAAGTAATAAAAAAATTTGGACTATATAAACACGTTCGTACTAATAAAACAGAATTAACAATCACGTTTCCAAACGGATATCAGATCCTATTCGGTGGTCTAGATGATTCAGAAAGAATAAAATCAATAACTCCCCAAAAGGGAGTAATTACTGATGTATGGTGTGAAGAAGCGACAGAGTTTGAAGAAGACGATATCAAACAGTTGAATAAAAGACTTAGAGGCCGGGCGGAAGTAGTAAAACGCCTGGTTTTGTCGTTTAATCCCATTATAAAAAGCCACTGGATCTTCAAAACATATTTTGATTACTGGACTGAAGATAATAATACCTATAGGGACGATAGACTGAGTATCTTAAAGACCACATACCGCAAAAATAACTTTTTAACTCCCGATGATGTTGACAGGCTGCTGTCTGAAGAAGATCCCTACTACCGCGATGTTTACATCGAAGGTAACTGGGGAGTATTGGGTGACATCATATTCAAAAACTGGGAGGTTAGAGATCTATCCACTATGCGAAACCGATTGGATAGGTCATGCCATGGATTAGACTTCGGGTTTAGCAATGACCCAGCAGCTGTATTAAAACAATATTTCGACAAATCATCTAATAAACTTTATGTATTCGACGAAATATACCAACGCGGACTTACAGATAAAAAACTAGCGCAGCTAACAAATCAGATGATAGGTTTTGAAGAAGTAATCTGTGACAGTTCAGAACCGAAATCTATAAAACACTTAAATAACCATAACCTCAATGCGAGGGGAGCCAAAAAAGGACCGGGTAGTATTGAAACAAGGTATAGATGGTATTCAGGTATCGATATAGTATTAGACTCGAAGTGTGTGAATATTAAAAGAGAACTGCAGACCCACCAGTGGAAAAAAGATAAAGATGGTAACTCCCTGAAAGTTCCGGAAGATAAAAACAACCATGCAATAGATGCCAGCATGTACGGATTGAGCGACTACTGGAACCTAGAACAGCAGAAATGGTATACACAGGATTACGTTTAAGGAGTTGAAAAACAGCAGTGACAGGTAAAGATGCAGTAAAGCTATCCTTCCTGGAGTGGATATATAACCAGGATAACTACGAAAGGATAAAACGATATGAAGAAAACGAAAGATACTATGATGGGGATATAGATATAAAACTTCCTGCTAATGTAAAAAAATATCTTGCCCAGGAATACGGCTATTCAGGTAATATATGCCGTGCAGTAGTAGATGCAAGTGTAGGTTTCCTCTCCAAAGAACCGATATCCCTTGAAATAAAAGAAGTAGAGGGTCAGGAAGAAAATATCAAAAAGGCAGAAGAATGGGTATATGAAATATTTAGAAAAAACAACTTACTCTTAAAAAATTTCATAAAAGCCCTGAGGATCCAGGCTAAAAAGGGAGAGTTTGCTTACAAGATCAGCAGAGTGCTTGATGAATCGAAATCTGAAGTTATAGATTACAAAATTACAGTGCTGAAGCCTGATATTTGTTTTCCCAAATGGAAAGATGAAGCTTATGAGGAAATGGAATACTTTGCTGTTGAATATGTAAGGTATAATAGCAGCAGACAAGAAAAAGAATGGTTTGCCCAGGTAATTTGGCCGACTGTTATAAAAGAATATACCAGGCCCCTGGGGACAAGCAAAGACCAGTGGAAGTTAATCAATCAGTGGGAGAACAAATATGGTTTTATCAATGTAGAATGGACTGAAAATAAAATAGATGATTCAACCTGGAGCGAATCAGATATTACCAATGACCTCAAAGATCTACAGAATGCATTAAACAAATCAATAACTGATTTAGTATATACCTCTGATAAAGAAGCATTTACGCAAACATTCCTCCTAGGGGCAAATCAGCCGCTGGATCCCGAGACCGGGGAACCCCAGCAGATAGAAACTGGGCCGGGCAAACTGCATATAATACCCGCATCGGCTGATAAAATCCCCAAACTGGGCACCATAGAAGCAGGAAATTTTCAGGGACTGCATGATACTTTAGATAAATATCTTGATTTAGTCAGCATAGTGACAAAGGTACCTCGTATAGAGTTAAACAGAATTGGAAATGGCCTTGGAGCCGGAGGAGTGGCGACAGGAGTTGCTTTAAGGACAATATATCAGTCCTTCATAGGTAAAACTAATGAAAAATCCAATCTGATTAAGTCAGCTTTAGAAAATATAGTAAGGAAGTTATTTAAAATGGCTGAAGTTGATAACTTGGATACCAATTTTGAAACAATGAACTTTAAACCCGCAGTTCATATTAGGTCTGGACTGCCTTCTGATGATAAAGAAAAGATGGAAGTACAGGAAAAAGAAATTACAAATAAAGTTAAATCACGCGAAACAGTCATGCAGGAGCGGGGTATTGAAGATGTGCAGAAAGAAAAGGACTTAATAGATAGTGAATCCGAAGAAGAAGACCTCTACAGCAAAAGATTATCTGAAGAATTAAAAGAAGAGATATAATGAATAAAAACAAACCAGAAAATATCCAAAATTATTATAGAAAATTATACTTGCAGAAAATAGCCACCTTTGAAACCGACTACGACATCATATTAAATAAGTATCTGAATAAAATAAGAAAAATTGTATTTGATCATTCGGATAAACACGGAAAACTTAAAAGTACTTCAAAGAGCACAATCAAAAATAGTAGTAAACTCTTAAATAACTGGCTGAGGATAGAAACAGAAGATATTTTAGGCAAGTATATATTAGAAACTATAAAGATAGCAATAACAGGGCAGTTGAAGGCGCTGCATTGGTATAATAAACATATAATTAAAAGTACGGAAAGTAGTAACTTCCATAAGATTAAAAACGAATATGATAAAGAAAAAGCATTAGAAATTAAGGATAATATCTGGAAGCGAAAGTGGGAAGATGGTTTAAAAATTGCTCAGAGGTTAGATAAATTAGCCGATGAAAACAAAAGGTTTACAGTTAATATTATAAACAAAACTATCAGTAGAGATGATGCAGTTATTCATTTATTTCATGAGATAGCAAACCGGATTCAAAATCCAAGTGGGCTTTCGTATAGGAACAGAGTAATAAGATTAACCCAAACTGAAACCCAGAGTGCATATCGACTAACCCAAAGAGATATCGGTAGGGATTCTAACAATGTAGAGGGTATAAAGTGGAATTTATCTCCACGCCATCCTCACTATGATTATTATGAAATATGTGAAAGATATGCAAAAGAAGATCACGATGGATTGGGTAATGGGGTATACAAGCCGGGGAATTTACCGGATATACCGCATCCGGGTTGTTTTTGCTTTTTAACATATCTCTACAAGAATTTATAAAATATCACATAAAGTACACATATTTTTCATACATTTTAATGATAGCATAAATTTATAAAGTGATTTGGATAGAAAAGAAACAAATGGTCAAATGTTTTCCCCCCAGAAAACATTTGGAAAGCGCTAACAATGCTAGAACCAAAATACTACGATATTCTCCTAATTAGCCCCGGGCAACCGGGGTTTTTTTAATGGCAATAGAATAAAGTGAAAGCAGAAGTGTCCGCAAGGACACTTTTTCTTTTTGCTTTTAATTTTTTGAAAGGAGTAATTAGATGTGGATGAAGTATTAGAGATTTTAAAACAAAATGATATCGAAATAACTGACGAAATTAGGGAAAGCTTAAGTAATGTAGTTGAGAAAAGCAGCAACTCCGGTAACTCTTTGACTCAAAAGGAAGTAAAAAAGATGGTCAGGGAGCGGTTAGACCAGGAGAGAAAAGCTTACGAAACTGAAATTGAAGAGCTCAAAACCGAGATGGAAAAGCTGGTAGATCCTGAGAAAGTAGAGGAATATCAGAAGAAAATTGAAAACTTGGAAGAAACTAAAAATGACATGAGAAACGGGTTGGTTAAGGATTACGAATTGAAAATGGCTGCTCTGGAAGCCGGTGCTGAAGACCTCGAATATTTCGAGTACTTAGTTGGAAAAAATGAGGTTAAGGATAAACTGCAGTTAGATAATAAGGGTAATCTAAATGTTACCGATGAGAGCGGTAATTTTTTGACCGAAAACGGTAAAAAGGTCGGAGTGAGAAAAATCATATCTGATTTCAAGGAAGAAAAGCCAGATCTTTTTCCCGCTGGAGGAGAAAAAAATACCTCCGGTCCAACCAATCCAGGCGGGAGTGGGGAGCTTGCAGAACAAAGAAGGGAAAATTCCAGAAAAGTCGCTGAACAATTAGGATATGTAAATTAATAAGGAGTGAGATAGTTGACACTTAAACCGAGAAAAAGTAAAGAAACAGAGTTTATACAGATTTTAAAGAGTAAGCACGCTAGATATATAGACGGGATGGTAGTAGTGGATAAAGAATCAACAGGTAAAGAGTATATTCCTCCCGGATGTGCCCTGGGCCAGATTACGGCCAGCGGATTATATGGACCGGTTACTCGGGATAGAGTTGATACCGCTGGGGTAGACACTGCAAATAACACTATTACCCTGCAGGGATTAAATAACGGGGAATGGCATAATTGGCAGCTCGGGGATGAAGTAATCTGTGATCCAGGCGAATCGGGAGAAGAAACAGCGGTAATAACAGCGTTCGACAGCGATGCCGGCGAACTTACGGTAGACGGCATTACTGTCGACCATGCTGAGGGAACTGTTATTCAGAAAAACGACGGTTCTTCCAAGGCAGAGTTGGTTTGTCTTGAGTTAATAGACTTAAGCTTTGAAGATGCTGTGGTAGGAGGCCTCCTTCACGGAGCGGTTTTTTCAGATCGAATGCCGAACTACGACAGCATCGTTTCTAAGGATCTTCCGCAAATAAATTTTGAGTAAAGGAGTAATATTATATGAATAAAAATCAGCTTATCGATACGATAGAAACTAAACTAGGTATAGATTATTTGGGTTTTCTAGAAGAAATAGGAGATCCCGAAAAATATATAGGGGGGAAGTATTTACCCTCTAAAAGCGAACACGACTATGACTGGGTATATCATATTTTCGATAATACAGTTGCAATGGCAAAGATGATGGCCCGTGGGGATGCTGAAACACCGATAGTCGGTGGACCGGCTGTCAAAAAGGTAGCAGGTTCCGTTGCTCCCTTCGGCCAGAAGTTTGAAGTAAATAAGACGGTACTAAATAAAATATTTAATCCGAGGAATGATAGTGAATTAAAATCTAACTTAAGAAGAATATTAGACCAGTCCGCAAGAAATGTACGTTCAGCCCAGGCAAGAAGAGAGTGGTTGAGATTTCAGGTGCTGTCAAAAGGTTATATAACATTACAGGACCGCAATGATAACAATGTAATCTCAGTTGACTTCGGGTTACCTGACAACCATAAAATAGATTCAACAGCTCTAGAAGGAGATGCCTGGGATGGAGCTGCACCAAAACCATTGAGTGATCTAATAAATGCCTGTGATATATACTATGAAACAAATGATGAGATGCCTGATGAAATATTACTCAGGAAAGCTCAAGCTAAACAGATCACAGGTTCAGCTGAGGTAGCAAGTGAGTTTTCAGATAACGCTACCAGGATATCCTTAGGAGAAGTTAATGATTACCTCGCAGAATTAGGATATCCACCAATTAAAGTACATGATGTTAAAGTAAATACTGAAGGAGCAAACGGGAGACCTACCAACAGTGAGTATTTGATTCCCGATAACAGGATAGTACTGGTCAAAAAAGCAGGCGGCCAGGAGATAAAAGATACTGGAAGGCTGGTAATGGGACCGGTGGCCGAAAACGACTTTAAGCCCGGTATATTTACCACCATGTATGAAGAGTTCGATCCGATGAGGTACTGGCATTTCATGAAAGTGGAGATGTGGCCGGCTGTCTATAACCCACAGTATATATTATTCATGGATGTACAAGCTTAAAAAGGGGAGTGGTAAAATAATATGATGCTGGTAAAGGCAGAATGGAAAGTTGGTTACCCGTCTGGTAAAAGTAAGAAAATATACAATCCGGGTGATAAATTCCAGTGTAGTAAAGAGTGGGGTAAAAAGAAAGCAGAAAACGGTAAAGTAAAGATCTTAAAAGAAGAGATCCTAAATAAAGATATCCCGGTAAAAGAGTTAAAAAATAAAGCAAAGGAACTTTCAATTAAGGGTTATTCTAAGATGAAAAAGCAGGATCTTTTAAAAGCGATAAAGGAAAAATTAGATGAATAATATCACCAAGCTGAGGCATCTTATCTGGGATATAGATAAAAAAGTATTTACAGAAGATGAACTATTAGATGAATTCTTAGAGGACTGCCGTGATAATGTATATAAAACCGCAGCTTTAGTACTAGATGTGGTAAGAGCCAATCCGGAGAGGATAACTGATTACAAGCGCGGCGGAGTAAATATTACCAAGCAGAATCTTGATAGGGCAGTTCGTAAATATGAAGAAATTGGTGGTAGTAAGATAACCACTGTTCAAAGAGAAAGGGTAATCTATTGACCTTCCCTAAAGATGGTAACTTCATTAATGTAGAAATAGAAAGATTAACCGGCGGTAACCTTGATGAAACTACGGGTAACTGGATTGATTGTGATTCGGTGGTAATAGCAGAAGCTGAAATAGATATCCAGCCGAAAACTGGCAGTGAAATAAACAGTTTTCAAGCTTCTAATTTCACTAGAACTCTCATAGGTTTTATATGTATCGATGATATTACTTTCAGCAGTGGGTTTACTAAAATAGAGCAGGGAGATCTCGTTGATCAAGAGTATAAAGTGGTTAATGTAAAAGACTGGCTCACCCATTACGAGCTGGAGTTAAAGAGACTGTAATTATTAAGTAGGTGTAAAAGTGGATGTTAATATTATATTAAATCCGGCCGTGATGAGGATAGCCGGAGATGATAAATTGGGGAATATATTGGGTGAAATAAGAGTTGTTAAAGGACCTAAAAAGCCTAAGAAAATGGCAAACCCCTGTTTTACAGTAAAAAATAGATATTTAGAAGTAGACCCCGGTAAAGAGAAATACCAGGGGTCTTTTTTTATATCTTTTTATACTGATAATTATAAATCGGGAAATGCAGATATAGAACTGATGGGACAAGTAATAGATAGATTAAAACAAATTTTCAATTACAACCCTTTTAAATTAGATGACTACAAAAACTACTATTTGGAAGTCAAAAATATTGGTAAAGCCGAATATGACAATAGATTTCCTAAACAGCATTTTATGACAGTTGAAGTAATCTATAAAGCAGTTAAATTAATATAGGGGTGGAAAAATGGCAGGGAGTTTAACAGATTACTGTGAAGAACTAGCACTTAATCTTTTGTTTAGAAATACAGGGGAATTACCACCGGGAACATATTTGGGTCTCGCTACTTCCGAAATATTAGAAGATACTCTATTGACCGAGATAGTAGAAGAAAGTGATGCTAACTATGAGAGGGAAGAGCTGTTATTTACTTCACCAACTCAAATAGGTGAAATTGCAGTAATAAAAAACAGTAATAAGTTAGTGTTCGGTCCCTGGAGTTTGGATGCTACAGGTGCAATAACCCATGCTTTTATCTGTGATGTACAAAGCGGAATTGAAGGGGAATTACTCGCTTACTTCAAGCTTCCTAATATAAGAATGCCTTCTGCTGGGGAGACACTTACAATATTGGTAGATGATTGTATTTTAAAGATAGGTTAGGAGAGTTAAGATGGTATTAAGATGGGATTCTGCTAATGGTGAAATAATAGATTTTAGTGATAAAAGCAAATACTTGTTAGAGGACTGGCAGGGATATGGTTATCCTCCTAATGATATAAAAACAGTAAAGTCTCCTTACCAAATTGGTAATACTCTTATTGGGCAAATAATAAATCCAAGAGATATAGAAATTGATTTTACTATAATTACAGATAACAAAGATCATCTATATTCTTTAAAAAGAGCCGTAATTAAAGCTTTTAATCCATTAAATGGCTCCGGCAAATTAACATATATTAATACAGATAATAAATATAAAATCACAGCTGTTTCAAAAAACTCTCCCAGTTTTCAAAAAGATAATAAAACTAATCAAAAGATTAAATTGAAATTACATGCCCCAGATCCTCGTTGGTATAATCCAGATGAAATTAATATCCCCATAAAACAGAGTAATGAAATTATAAACAAGGGTGATACATTTACTGCTATAAAACTTACTTTGAATGGACCGATGAGTAATCCGGCAATACTTAATATGACAACAGGAGAAAAAATCCAGTTAAACCACACAATTAGTAGTGATGAGAAAATAGTTGTTAATACTAAGTTTGGAGACAAGAGCATACATTTATATGACAGTTATAATAGAAAAAGAAATTCCTTCTCTATACTGTCTTTTGATTCAAGGCTCTTTGGACTTCAGTCAGGTAGTAATTTGATAGAATTTAGAGCTAGTAATATGAATGAACAAAGTAAAATAAATATTAGTTATAAGGAAAGATACCTCGGAATATAAATAAACTAGGAGTGAAAATATGTCAGGTAGCTTAACAAATGCCGGAGAAAAACTTGCGTTGAACACTGTATTTAGGGGAACAGATGATATATATATTGGTCTGGCGACTTCATCAATTACAGAAACTGATGATTTGGCTACTATTATAGAAGAAGATGATGCAAATTATTCAAGGGAGTTAGTTATTTTTACAGAACCCGTGGATGATGGAACTGGAGTATTTAAAATAGAAAATGATAGCCTTATAGAATTCCCTGCTTTCAACGCAGCAGCAGATAATAATATAATTTATGCATTTATCACTAAAGAATTATCAGCAACATCAGGTGATATAATAGCCTTTGCTGATTTAGAATCAGGAAAACTTCCAGGAGCTGGAGATAAATTATACATACCCACTGGTGGATTAGTTATCACATTAAATTAAAAGGAGATTTAATATATGGCTTTAGGAGATATTACGGCATCATTAGACACTATTCATAACGTCTTAGCGTTTGATTTTTTTGATAATAATAAAAAATTAGCAACAAATGATTATAATTATGTAATTATTTTAGACTTGGAAACAGATGAAACAATATTTAGAATAACATCTGCTAATTCTGTAAAAGATATTAAGGTTTCTAATGATGAAACGATGTTAGTGAGTTGTGATAGGGGTTATATACTTGTAGCGGACATAGATACAGAAAATTTAATAACTACTTTCACTGAACATACTGGCGATATTGAAAAAATAGAAATTTCAAATGATGATAAAAAAATAATATCGGCATCTAGAAATGAAATATATGTATGGGAAATAGATACAAATAATATATTAGTTACTTTTACAGAACATTCATCAGCAGTATATAGTTTAGATATTTCTCCAGATGGAACAAAGATTGCTTCAGCTGGAGATGACCAAAACATACAAATATGGGATATTACTTCAGGTGAGATCATACAAACAATAGTTTCTGCACATGATTCACAGATATCTTCTTTGAATTTCCACCCAGATGGTAATAAAATACTCTCTGGTGGCGCTGATAACAAAGTAAAAATTTGGAATTTAACAACAGGGGAAGTAGAAAAAGT